TAGCAGCCCAGACAGCGAAGTTCGCATAATCGGCAAGTTGTTGTAAACCTGAATATGCTTGCATTGCTTGACTTAACGCACGAGGATCAACGTGATAACGATGAACTAACTGCTGTACAGTTTCGATTTGTTCCAATTTCAAAATGATTTCTGGAATTGAGTTCGAAGCTGTGCGCAACATACGCGATATCACTTCACCAATGATCTCTGGTGTTGAATCTTTAGTTAACGCGCGTTTCACATCAGATAACCTAGCGTCAGAGAACAAATCACGCAGTGAGTCCACCATGATAAAACGACGTAGATCATTAGGAGTTACAGCAAATGAGCTCGAAACTTTAACAACCTTCCGATCAGGAGATGGTAGAACTAATTCAAGATGTGAAAGGACACGAGTTACTACATATGCGATAGAAGAAATGACTGAAATACGTTCTTCACCGAACGCTTGCAGTGCGGTTTTTGTCACTTCACCGATCATATCTTCAGTTACCAGATATTGATCACGTCTTACAGGGACACCTTTACGTGGTAATAACTCCGTAATGATTGAGTTTGTAATAGAGGGGTTTCCTAGAAGCCGTTGGAAGTCACCCAGTGTAGATTCTGACTTGATCTCGTCGGCAAGGAGGAAGCCTAATGATTCTTGCGCATCAGCTCCAGTTAAATCAGTCACACGATAACCAGGATACCAACGAGATACCAATACCTGCGTAGGACGATTAAAAGATACAAAATCAACATTTTCTGCCGCAATCGATTGATCAGCTATTCGGGTACTAAGAGTGCCTTTTAACTCATTACCGTTTGCGTTGAATTTAGTGATTAAGGATTCAAAGACTGTAGGCTTGATAGGATCATTTGAATCATCGCCTGTTGTTACTTGTGATTTACGTACCATTATGCTACTCCTTCTTCTGGGTTAAGAACATTTGCTGTCACACCTTGAAATAAATCAGGTATATAATCAGCACGTTTTGCTACAAATTCTACCACTTCAGCGGCTTCCGCCAGAGCTGGTTGATTACTCTTGAAAACAAAAGCTTTCTCATCTCTAGTCGGACGAGCAGCCATGACACCAGTGAATTCAACGTTGTTTCCTTCACTTCGACGACCTGTCAATTTGATATAAGCAGGTACTGCACTACTTAGTTTACTCATGAACTCTTTAAGATAATCAGTCTCTAAATTCATCGGATTTACAATGGCAACAACAGTGAAACCGTTGACAGCTAATGCATTAGATAAGCGAGTTGTAGAAGTAAAGAACGCATTCACAATACCCTTCGCACCAGCTGGCCCGTTAATCTCAAATAGACCTTCACGGAGAGAATCCAAGATCATCAGTGGACCAGCTTGGCCAAGCAGGCGCGCTGAGAGATTTGTTCTAACAAGATGCACAATTGCAGCATCCATTGAATCATAGATTGCTGTGTGATCAAGATCGTATGCGTCAGCAGGCTCCACAGCAACAACACGATCAGTTTTAATAACTGATTTTAGCTGTTTAGCAAAGTCTGACTTGCCTGCCTTAGTTTCGCCAGTCAATGGTGTCAGACCGAATGGTAAACTGATACCTGTCTTAGCGCCGATACGGATTGGTAAAGAATAAACAGCAGGTGGATACTTAGCCAAGTCCTCAGCAGTCATTGCTTTAGGACTATCAACAACGGAAGTTTTGTTCCTTATCCCGATATTTCCATTTCTTCCGAATTGGATATATTTATTTGAGTTAACTAACGAAGGCAGTTCGAATAACAGATCGTTAGGCTGTAACTTCATTTCTTCTTGAGCCATTTAATTCTCCTAGTTGGGTTGTAGGCACCTTAAACAAATGCCTGATTTTATCAAAGAAATCAGAAGCAGGAATTGTTGCAACGATTTCATCTAATACTTCTTTTGACACAGTAGCTGGGTCCACTCTATAATTCAAATAATGTGGATTAGCGATAACCAGAGCATCAAGGTCATTAAATCTTTGTCTTTTAGCCATTGATCGGGCCATCAAATAAGGATTTACACCAGTATGTTTCCGAATGATCTCTTCAGTGATCTGGTTGATATCACGGAAGATCGGAGTCCTTGAATACTGTTGATGTCTAGCTAGTACACCTTCAGCATAGTTAACAGGGTTCAATCGATCTATTGAATCTTCACGAGCAAGCATATTTACTACATATGTCACTGGATTAGGAAAAGATCTTTTCACTCCATCAACTTCACAAAACACGGAACCTAGGAATAATACAGGTGTTTCAGGTTCCAACACAGCATATGGCGATTTAGCTTCTAATAATCTGTCTCGTACTGAAGCGGAGTTAGTAAGCATAGTCGCATCATCTGACATGTCTAGTAAAGCGTGATTACTATTATTGCCTTGTAGGAAAGATTCAATGTCTGACACTTGAGTTAGAGCGCCTGAATCTCTGAACAGAATTACATAGACAAAAGTCATCCAAAGTTTACCAATGTCTGGATTAATGAAAACACCCGACGGTAAACCCACTGCAGCGTCAAATTTCTCTGCTTGCAATGGTGATGGACCGAACACCGGATTATAATCCTCCGGCGTCTTGATCCAAGGTGAGGGCACAACGTATGGTGCTTTCATCATGCGTTTAAGCACAATAATCAAACGTTCATCCCAATACTTGGACAGCTCTTCGTACAGATCATTGAAGAACCACTGCGGAACAGAGGTATCCATTGATTTCACGTCAGAGCCTACTGTAAACTTATACTTTGAAATCTTCCTTTCTTTGTCATTGTCATCTCTTGTTTTATAAGTAAACGAGAATCGATTCAAATACACTTCTCTGAAGCAACCCATTACTGCGGTCATTACATAGTTAGGTACACCAGACATACCGAAAACAGTTCTCTGCCTCATAGCGAAGTGACCTTCAATTAGATTGCCCTGATAATCATGAACTGATTTATCAGCAAATTGTTTGCCTTCATAATCACCACTTCGAGCTTGATCTTCTGTTGGTACGGCACGTGGTTTAGGAGTTAAAACACCGTTCACGTTAGTAATCGAGTCTGGTTGTTGTCGCTTCTGAATAGCATACAAGTAAATTGAATGATAATCATTTAGCGCATCTGCTAAATCAGCAGATTTGCCAGTCATCTTACTCAACCAATCGTCGATGTTGTGCAAACATTTAAGCGTGCTCAACTTCTTATATTGATTGTCATTCGTGAACCAAGGAAAGCCTGTTGAAGCCGCTTTCCTGATGTGCAGATCCGCCGGGGTGGCAGCACCAAAGAATAATCTAACTAGTTCTTTGAACCAAGGAACGTCCATAGGTTTGATGGAGGACGCTAAATTCAAACTCTTAACAAATTTATCGTTGTTATAGACCGGAATGGGCAAAGGATCAGCACCACAACCCGAAACATTTAACAATTTGTTAAAATCTGAGGGGACAGCAGTTGGACCTGCAAAGCCTGAAGGCAATACGTCTACAGGAAACTCACGATTCAATACTGTTGCTAACTCTTCAGTAATGTTTAAGCATCTCCTATCATCAGCGTAAATGAAGTGTTCACGATTTCCAGCTTCTGGACGATCTGAATACGTAAGTGGTATTAACGCGTTAGCTTTCTGAACTTGCTTTCTAGCCACGTAGCGTTTAGCACCTGTTGACTTGAACAGAAATTCATGCTCACGATTAATCTTCATCAATGAACCCCACCTGTGGTTCTTCTAACGTACGATCAGCGTTATCTATATTGGATCCGGAATATTTCTTTCTTGCTGGAACATCGAGTAGTTGCTCAGCTTGTTTATCTGCATCTAGATTCCAAGGCTGTTTATCAGTAGTTCTTTGAACTGTTCTAAGTCTTGCTGCCAAAGCATCGGCAACAACAGGCCATTCTAAAGCGCGAATGCCTAACTGACGTCTTGCTTGTGTAAACAGAATGTCGTACTTAGCACCTGGAATATCTAATAATGCATAGACGCGAGGCGCGTCTACAAGAGTAGTCCAAGCTCGATCTAATGCTAAGAGCTCATTCCCTGCTAAAGGCACCAATGCAAAATCTACTTCTAGTTCTTTGTGCGAAAGAGGGTCTAAACGTTGATAGAGATTACCTGAAGAGACAGTGGCTGAACTGAGCTCATTTGGTAAAGGTGCGTCTAATGGAATGATAAATACAGATTTTCGAATATCAAATCCTTCAGCTATTACTGATTCAGGTGATATTTTACTATCTTTAATGTCTTCATTTAACATGTCAACTCCTAATGTGTTGTCATAAGTTGATCAGATTCCGCAGATTCTGGTCTGAATTGGAGGAACGCAGTAAGAATCGTAGTTTGGAATTTCGCTAGATACGATCTTAATGCACGTAAGACGAGTGATTCAGTGACACCGAAACCGATGAAGTCAGCAATCTGATTAGTATGATAACCCATACCCCAAAGTGCTACAACTGCTTCTCTGAATGAAGAATGTCTAATCAGAAAGTAGAAATCACCTTCAGAACGGTGTAATTTCTGTAATTCATCAACCTGCTTGAAAGCTGACCTAGCCTTCTTAACATGGTCGCGTTTTATGCGGTCACGCAATACGTCGTTATTATTTGTTGAGGGCATTGCAATTACACTCCTATTGTGGATCTTGTCTTGTTAAAGGTTTATGAGATAAGTCTAACATCATCTGTTCAAATGTAAGATGAATATCAGAAACACTGCTAAAGCCAATATTTCCAACTGGTAGTTCTTGAACTCCAATTGATTTAGCTTGCTCTATCAATCGTTTATGAGCTGCAACATACCACTGAGGCTCTAACAGATCCATCATTTCACAAAACGCAGTAGCGATTTTAGCTTTAGCACGTTCTTCATAAGTAGCGCCTGAACGTGCCATCAGTTTCGTGTAAGTGATAGCATCTCGAAAATCACCTAGAGTATAGGTGTCGATAGGTTTGTATCTAATCATGCTGCTCTCCTAACAATAAGTTGGATTTCTTCGTTGATAAGCACTTCTGCAGCCAAATTCACGTTACCTAAGTAATGCAAAAGACCTTTGACTGTGACATTTTCAGGTACGTCATACATATCAACATTAATAAAACGTTGATGCAAGAATAACATCGCTGGCAGTTCTTCGGTTTTAGACTTAAATTTATCTAACTCAGTATTTGGACCGCGAACGATGAGTTTAACATCTAATGAATTTTCACTCATATATTTCCTTTAGTTAATTAATAAAATACTCTGACTTTTGGATTGACTACCAACTAGTCTGCTCTAACGGCTCTCACCCCGATAGATGGCACATAGTGATGCCTACAGTACGAACGTCCAATGACGGTAGGATAGTTCATTCAACCTCTGCTGACGGGCTTTGGTTAGGTCCTGTGGTCCCC